AATGGTCGCCATGGAGCGATTACAAGAGCTCTTAGCACACGTCGACGTCAAAACCGGGAAACAGTTCAGTCCAGAGAACATCACAGCCAAGTTGTGCTACAAATGCGACGACAAGGAGACCGCAGCATTCATCATCGACGAACGATTTAAGAACATCGTCGAAGGCGACTTTTCACGGAACGACCGCGAACAGCGGAAGTCCGTCGCCTTCTTGATTGACTTGTTGTTCGAGTTGCTCGGTTTCCCCGCATGGTACAGGCAATTGATGCTTGATCTTGAGCAGTACACCTTGACGAACTACGAATTCGGGCTGCGGGTGCACCTACTCTACCAGTTAGCCACTGGCACCACCAACACGACCTTCCGCAACAGCGGTTATAATTGGTTGATGTTCCTTTGCTTGGCCCGCACACAGGGGCTGAAAGGGAAGATCCTGATTCTTGGTGATGACGGTTTGGCCGCGCTCAACAAGCGCGTTAACTTGAAAGAATGGGTTGCACTCGTGGCTAGCTTCAAAATGGTCCTGAAAGCTAAGGCCCCGGAGTTGGACGGCTGCGCGACTATCTTATCCCGACGAATATTCGCTGAAGTCGAGACCCCCTTTATGATCCCACTGCTTGGAAAAATGTTGGTACGTTTCAATACGCGCGTCAACAAGAACCCCCGCTTGAGTGATTCTGCATGTATGGCAGCGAAGGCGTTATCTTACGCTTTCTCATGTCAGAACGTGCACCTCTTGCGTGATATGTTCTTGGAGCGTTTCGAAATGGAAGACGACAAAGCAGAAGTGGATGTTTCGGATCTCGGCTGGCAAGCAAGAAGTATGGGGTACACCACTGAGGAGATAAAGCGCCGCACTATGGAAGCGCCAAACCTCGTGGATGACTACGAGTTCGGTTGTTGGCTTGACAAAGTCTATCAACTTGACATCGAAGACATTCGCGAATTGTTTGCTGCCACGGTGTTGAGCGCCGACCCTATCATGTTGGAGGACCCCCGTATTGAGAATATGCGTATGGATTATGGTTAGGGCTGACTTCACTTTCGGTGAGGTCGCCTTCTGGCTATGATCTCGGGGTTGGAACCCAGTCGCACACCGGTCTTTATGCTGCGCGCGCCACCAGGCGTTTAAGTCCAAAAAAAAAAAAAAAAAC